GACGAAGCTGGCAATGTCATCGTTGACCGTAACCGCATGATTCAGCTCGTTATTGACGAGTTCTGCGATAAACGAATCAGCTTACAGGGAGGTGAAGCCGATTGGTATGACTACTGGCTGCATTTTAAAAATATTTATCGCGTTAAAGAACTCAATCGGCTTAATGTCGAGGAATCCCGATGGGAACGTAGCGGCGATGACCACTGGGTACATGCCACCGTCTATTGGAGAACTGGCATGGACAAGTTCGGTATGGGAGGCGGGAAAGTTTTAAATAGTTTCGAAGTCTCGCCGTCTATTCCTGTCGCTCCTGAGGTGAGAAATGGAAGAGTGCCGATCATTCCTCAGCAACAACACGAAGAAGATTGGAGAAATGCTTAATTCAACAACTAAACTTGGCGACTAAATTCCGCATTATGGGATTGCTCGATGCGTTTTATTCGCTAGGTAAAAATATCAATAAATCGAAAGAAGGGCCTCAAGGGAACGCTGAGGGTGTTTCTTCGCCGTCTACGGATGAGCTGACGCTAGATACGCCGGATGAGGAACTTATCATTTTAAAAAATGACTGGTTGAAACGGTGGAACGACAGTGCGAAAGTTACCAAGCTCAGTAGCAGCCAGAAGCTCGTTGAAAAATACTGGAAAGGCGAACACTACGATGAGAAGGGTGAGAACCGTCCGTTGGCTGATAATATTTTGTTCCAGGCCGAAGAAACTTTTTTACCACTCGTCTGCCGTGAAAATCCTGATCCATCCGTTGAATCAGCAAGTAACAGCGAAGAGGGGGTTAAGCTGGCATATAACGTACAGAAGGTTCTGCAGTTCCAAGCTGATCGTACGAAATTGAAGATCAAAATTCCGAATGTTGTACGGTACTGGTCGCTGTATTTCCTGGGTATTGGCAAGGTTGGGTTCGATATGCAGCATAACGATATTTCATTCGCTGCTCTTCGTCCGCAACAGCTGATCCTTGATCCAGACGGGTATATCGAAGGCTGTGAATACCATGGTGCATTCCTCGGTGAATATCGAGAGGATGAAGCCAAGGATTTAATCCTAAGATTTCCAAAACAGAAAGAATATATTAGTGAGGTCGTAAACGGGAAGATGGGCACCAAGATCACGTATATCGAGTGGTGGACGCCTGACTATGTTTTCTGGACATTAAAAGAAAAAATTCTCAATAAATCACAGAATCCCCATTGGAATTACGATACCGAAGAGAAGTCTACTGATGAGTTGGGTAACGAAAGTGTTCAAACGGTACCGGGTAGGAATCATTTCATTGTTCGCAGGATTCCGTATGTATTCCTTTCGGTGTTCAACCTTGGTACTCAGCCATGGGATGATGCGAATATCTTGTACCAGAATATTGCATTGCAAGATCTCATTAATAAACGTCTCAAACAGATTGATAAAAACGCTGATTATACGAATAACGGGATTGTTGTCTCGGGCGATCATTTCACTAAGAATGAGGCCTCACGTGTTGGTGAAGCATTGCGCAGCGGTCAGACTGTGTGGGTGCCGACTGGAGATGTAACAAAAGCAGTAAATCGCTCAGCTGCTCCGAATCTCGCTCCACAGGTCTACCAATCCTTAATTGATTATCGTAACGAATTGCAGAATATCTTCGGTGTTCGTGGCATCACCCCGCAAGGAACGATAGATGAAAAGACCGTACGCGGAAAAATCGTTATCAAAGGCCAGGATGCCGATCGTGTATCACTCATCGTGTCGCACTTAGAACAATTCGCTGATGACGTATACAACTGGTTCGTTCAGCTCATGTATGTGTACTACGACACTCCGCACGTAGCTGCAGTCCTTGGCAAGGAGAAAGCAATGGAATACGTGGAACTGCAGAAAACTGACTTCGTTACTACGCTCATTGTCGGTGTGAAACCTGGTTCGATGTTGCCGAAAGACCAGCTAACGAAAGCTAATCAGGCTGTTGATCTCTGGAGCGCCGGTGCGATTGACCCGATAACGCTGTACGAAATGCTCGATTTCCCGAACCCGCGTGACCAGGCGATGAAACTCATGCTCTGGAAAAATAACCCGATGGCTCTGTTTGGACAGCAACAGCCGATACAACCTCAATCAGGACAAGAGCAACCACAGCAAGGACAGCCACCGCAACCCGAACAGCAAATGCCACAGAACAGTCAGGATATTCTTAATCAAGTACCTATTCAATAATATGCCGAGCCTTGTGTCTGATTCAGAATACGAAAAACAGGAAAAAGCCTTAAACGACAAACTCAAATCACTGAACGAGAAGAGCGATAATGTATTGATTGAAGAAATTGTTTCACGTGAAGAGAAAGAAGATGACCAAGAAGTACAAATACGTTGTCGGATTTCTCGCAGATTATTGGACGAAATGCTTGATGAATATGAAGAGGGAGAAATGACTTGGGATGAAGCATTAAAAGAATTTATCGCAGCAATGAAACAAATTTAAGTCTATGGAAAAGAAACTTACCGAAAAAGGAAAAGCCGAACTCGAAGATCTTAAGAGCCAATACGGTGAAGAAATAGGCGAAGAGATCTTCGAGAACACACGCGAACCGAATGACGGTACCGTGAAATAGAAAACAACAAAACTTGGCAAAAACACTTTTAGAGGTAGTACGTAAACCCCTAAGAGTCTGATTTTCTGCCAAGTTATTCAGATTCTAATGGTTTACGCCCTGCCTCCAAAAGGTAGGGCGTTTTTGGTGCTTATCTTAGCCGGAATTCACCATACCGGCACAAACAATCTATATGGACGAAAACTCCATGGACGCGGTCGTTGAAGAAGCGACACCAGAGATGGAAAACTCTGCCGAATCGTCACCGGAAGAAAACCAAGTGGAACAATCGCCGTCGTCTCAGGGCGAAACAGCGCAAGCTGCGAATGCTGAGAACGAAGATAATTTACCGTTCCATAAACATCCTCGTTTTAAAGCGCTCATCGAGGAGAAGAACAAGCTTCAGTCAACGCTGAATGAACTTCTGCCGTTGAAAGAAGAAATTGAGCGTCTTAAGACGCAGCCGGTTGCCACTCAATCAGCTCGTCAACCCATTCCTCAGTGGTTCAGCGCCTTATACGGCGAAAACTCTGATGCCTGGTCAGCTTATCAATCGCACTCCCAAGAAGAGCGCGAACAGATGAAGGCCGACATCAAGGAGGAACTCAAGCGCGAACAGCAACGCGAGGCCCAAGAAAGCCAGAAATGGAATACCTGGATCGAAGGACAGCTTACCGAGCTTAAAAGCGAAGGCAAGCAGTTCGAACGCAATGAATTCCTTAAATTCATGCGCGATTACAGTCCGGTAGACCACCAAGGCAATTACGACTTTAAGAAGGGGTTTGAGCTCTACGAGCTCAAAAAACAATCTGAAAGCATCGTAAAAAATCAAGGGCGTAAATCGATCGCTGCCGCCACCACGAGTTCTCGTCCTGGAACTGAACCTAAAAGCAAAGATTACGTAACGCCGAAAGATCTGCGCTCAAAAGGACTGGGTGCATTCCTTAATTAAGTATGGCTTTTAGCAATCGAGTAACGACAACTACCAATCAATACATCATGCCGAAACTGGTTGACACCGTTTTGAACTCCAACCCGTTGGCAATGCGTCTTATCTCCGCCGGTAAAAAATGGCGCGGTGAGACCATGAAATTTCCTCTTAAATATCAGAAGAACACGACCGGTACTTCGTTTGCCGGTTTCGACACGTTCTCGACCTCCGCGATTGATAACCGCGTGAACATGGCGTTTAATCCGAAGTTCTATCAGATCACGGTTTCCTTACCGCTCGATGAAGTCTCGGTCAACACGTTGAACAACGATGAACAGATTTTGAATCTCATGGATACGCAGGTTCAGACTTCCGCGCAGGATATGGCCGATGATATCGGTACGCTCCTCTACGGCGATGGTACTGGCAACAGCAACAAAGACTTTACCGGTCTTGGTGCCATGGTTGATGACGGTACGAGCGTTTCCACCTACGGTGGTCTGTCTCGTTCGACCTACACCACGATCAAATCCACGGTTACCGCTTCGGGTGGCACGTTGACGCTCGCTAAAATGGCGACGCTCTACAACGCGATTACCTCCGGTGCTCAAAAACCGACTATCGGTATCACGGATGAGGCGACCCTTTCTCTCTACGAACAGCTCTTGCAACCACAAGAACGTATCGCGAAAGACGTATCGATGATGCGTAAACCGGGTGCTTCGATGGCTGAACCGGGCGCTGCCGCTTATTCGATCGGTACGGGCGCGACTGGTTTCTACTATCGCGGTTTCCCGATCATCGCTGACGAAAAGTGTACCTCTGGTTCCTTGTTCTTTTTGAATGAAGATTTCATCCAGTGGTATGCGGTTCCGGTCGCCAAAGAATTCGGCGGTCCGATCAAATACAGCCCGGTCGAAATTGAAGGTAACGACTACGACAAACAGCTTGGTCTCGGCTTCTCGTGGAGCGGTTGGATCAAACCGACCAACCAGGGCGCGATCATCGGCCATGTCTATCTTGGTGGTGACTTCATCTGCACTAACCCGAAACGCCAGGGCAAATTGACTGGCCTTACTTCCGTCTAGTTTTAAGTCATCTAATTCCATAATTTTATGGCTTATAACTTAGAAAATTACGAACCAGCCGCGCAATACCAGACGACCATTACGACAGGTAAAAACTTGTCGGTCGGTGGAACGCTCGGCGTTACCGGAGCAACGACCTTATCGTCAACGCTTGCGGTAACGGGTGCGGCCACGTTCTCCGGTGCGATTACGCAAAAAGCGAACGTTGTATCGGGCAGTGGCGCAACCGTTACGTTGACAGCTGCTCAGAGCGGTTCAACGGTCCTCATGGATCGTGCCGCCGGTATCGTCTTCACGCTTCCGGCTCCGGCCGCAGGCATGTACTTCGATTTCTTGGTCACGACCTCTGTTACCTCGAATTCGTACAAAGTCATCACTGATGCAGGTACTACGCTTTTAGCTGGTTCGCTCATCAGTATCGACACGGATAGCTCTAACGCAACCGTCGGTTTCGTCGGTAACGGCAGTACGCATATCGCCGTGACCATGGCCGCTGCTTCTTCGAACGCAACGGGTGGTCTTATTGGCACCTGGCTTCGCTTTACCTGCGTTAGCTCAACGCTCTGGTTAGTCGAAGGCATTGTGCAGGGCGCTGGTACCGTTTCGACTCCGTTCGCTACGTCTTAATACTTTAACCTCATATCTCTATGTCTTACATGACTGGTGATCTACAGATTACCGCCGCTGATCTGACGGCAAATACCTCGACTCAGATGCACAAACTCGGTGAACGCGCCGTTACTCCGGATGGTCGTTCGTTCCGTTACTGCAAGGTCGGTGGCACGTCTCTTGTCCCCGGTAAGCTCTATCAGGCTCCGGTTGAAGTGACGAACCATGAAAACCTTACCCCGACTGCAGCTTCGATCGGTGATACGACGTTGACCGTTACGCTCGGTAATACCGCTGCTACGGCTAACCAGTACGCCGAAGGTTGGGTAATGGTAACCGTTACCCCTGGTCAGGGCTACCAGTACAAGATTAAAAGCCATCCGGCCGCTTCTGGTTCCGCGACTCTTGTCTTGACGCTTGAAGATCCGATCCAGGTAGCTCTTACCACGTCTTCTCGTGTTGACTTGGTCGCTAATCCGTTCAGCGCTGTGATCGTCAACCCGGCGACCGCTACGGCTGCTCCGGTCGGTGCTGCTGTGTATCCGGTAACCAACGCTCAGTACGGTTGGCTCCAGGTCGGTGGTCCGGCTTGTCTGCTCGCTGACGGAGCTATTACTGTCGGCACTTCGCTCGTCGCTTCCAACGCTGTTGCTGGCGCTGTTGAACCCCTCGCCGGTGTTCAGGCCGCCATGGGCATTGCTATGACAGGTATTGCTGATACCGAATACGGTGCAGTAATGCTCACGCTTCGTTAGAAATTCAAAGGCTTCGGGGGTGTGCCACAAACACCCCCGTTCGGGTGCTATTAAAACCGCTTCACCCCCGGTTAAGAAAAAAATATGAATGCAATCTTGTTTACTAACTGGACCAACGAAGATTTTACTCATACGTGGAATAACGAACCGTATGACTTCAAGAAGGGAAGCTCTATGCTTCTTCCAAGTTATTTAGCCGATCATTTCGCTAAACATTTGGTTGACCGTGAATTACAGAAAATGGGCCTCACGGTGAACCATTTCTCACGTCCTGAGCTTGTATCAAAAACTCTCGGATATAACGCGATCGAAGCTTCATCCCCTGAAAAACTTGAAATTGAATTGCTCAACAACGAAGAAAGATCAGAACTTGCTTTGGAAAAGAAAGTTGTTAGCGATGTAAAAAAATTCTGCGATATGTGTGATAGTAAGGGTGTCAGACACAAAACCGGCTGTCCGAAACTTAAGAAATCCGACGACGAAAAATTCGCCGGTCTAAATGATAATGTATGAGTAAAAATTCGGGCGTCTTCATAACTGCCAACTTACCCGTTGATGCCTCGAGACGTGCCATTCAAGTGGCGAATAGTTTTTCGACCGCTGATGCGACCGCTTCACCGAAGACTTCTCCGCTCGCATACTCAAGCTCGATCATTACTCTCACTGTACCCGATCGCGCAGTTCAGGTTGTTCTGAAACCTTCCACCGCCTTACGAGTATCTGAATCATCGTCAGCTACGACGTATGACGTCATTGCGGCTAACGCTATTGAAACGTTCCCTTGCGCTGGCATGCAAAGCATCTATATCGTTCGTGACTCGGCTGATGGAACCCTGAACTTTAAATTTTTATCGGTGTAATCATATGCAAGTTGATGCCCTTGATACACTCGTAATCGAGTTACAGAAGAACGGCTACTTCGAGCACAAGAAGATGTCCGAAGAGACTAGGAAAGAGTTCGAAAAAATCGAAAGCAGTCTCGATTCTATTAAGGGCATGACTAATAAAAGAGTACCTTGGAGGGCATACATAGCAATTAGTATTGGGGTTCTTGGGTATTTGACGACTTTGATGGGGATAGTCTGGTCTGAGATCAAGGATACGAACAATAATGTTAAGTTGTTCGATTCAGCAATATTTGATCTAAAATTAGATTCGTACAAGCTTAATCAGCGTCTTGACATGGTCGAAAAACAGCAATCGTTAATAACAAACATCATAAATTCAAAATGATATGGTTAAGAAAAAACAGCCTAAGAAGATTGGTTATGTTGGTTTGACGAGTGGGGCTATAAGTGGAGGGAATGCCGGTACTTCGCAACCAAAAACGTATCCAAATCCGCCAACCCGTATTGGTGGTAAAAAGAAAAAATAATTATATGGATTTCCCTGTTCAAAATACCGGTGTCATCCATGAAGTTCTACAAGGCGCGTACGTTATTGGTGATCCGAGACGTGAATACGAACGGGTCGTTATCGCCGAAGACGGTGACTTGCGTAAATATCGCCCACCGGAAGAGCGCCAGAGCAACCCACGCCCGACACTCGGGCAGTTATATGACTCCATGAGTTGCGTCTCGCAGAGTAATGGTAGCGCGATCGAAACTGACGTAAAAGCTTTGTTGATTGAAGATAAGTTACCGCTCGGACATGAGAAGTTTCTCCGTACTAGAGGTTTTTTGAATGATAAAAACGAAATGAATGTTGACGAGCAGATGCTTGCTAAAGAATCCGGTACTACGCCGCAGGGGAATTCTATGGATCGTGTTGCTGAAACCGGCCGTAAAATCGGGTACGCCCCCGGACGGTTCTATGATTGGGATAAATTTACCTGGGACAGTTACTACGCCCCAACACCGGAGAGTCAATTAAAAATCGGACAGGAGTGGAACGAATATTTCCAAGTATGGCATTACTGGCTGATCTTGGGGTCAAACGGGGGAGCGGATGCAGTCGTTCCGGTGTTGCAGCAGAATCTTAAGTATGGAGCGATCCAAATTGCTAATAACGCGCATGCGTTCTTGAATCTCTATGCGAACGGTACGAAAGCAACCATGTTCGACACGTACCCGCCGTTTTTCCGAGATGAACGTGATTTTAATGTCAGTCCTGTGTGGGCAAAACTGATCGTCGTAACGGTTAAAGGCGACAAGCCAAACATCCCGTATTTCCCGTATTTCGAAAAGAAGAAAGGCCAGGCCGGAATTGCAGCGTACCACAAAGCCACCGACAAGATGATCTATTACGAAAACGGTGATGTGTTCCAAACGGTAAGCGGAGAATATTCAAAAGCTAAGCTCGTTGATGAATGGATCCGTGAAGTAGATATGACGAGAAAAATTACTATCGTTAATCAATAATTCTATGAATGCCATTTACGAAAAAATTAGGGAGAATCTTCCGGTGATAAAACGATATGCGATCAGTTCTCTTATCACATTTTTAAGCGGATTCATCCTAACTTTAGCTGCCCAAATTGAGACACTTAATGTTGGCTCATTCGAAAATGGTGCAGCTATTGCCCTCATTATTACTGCTCTCCGTGCCGGTTTCAAAGTTCTTTTCGAAACAATAGCAGCAAAATTAGCCATGAAAAAACGCGAGTTTTAATTATATGCGTCTCCTCAAGCCTAACGAAGTATCATTTTTACAACAAAGTAAGCTTGATATTGAAGTTAAGCAGATTGAGGAGCTCACGGAACGTTTATTATCGGTACAGAAGAAAATAACCTTAGCTGAAGATGAATTCCACAAGAAAAAAACCTTCATAGCCCAAGAATTAAACAAGATTTGTTCGGAATATAAACAGAGAGAAACGGAACTTCTTAACGAACTGGCGGTGTTAGAGGAACGTAAGCATGAAGCAAAGAAACCGCTTGATAGTTATCGAAAACAGCTCATCTTGAAAGAGAAAGAACTTGTTGAACGTGAAGAAAAAAACAACGTGTTTAACAGATCAATCACGTCACAAGAAGAAAAACTTGTTGAAGACATTAAGCGATTGGAAGTTGAAAAAGAAGTTTTAGCACAGCGTATGCGTGTAGTTGAAGAAGCAGAAAAAATCAGTAAAGAGACATTAGAGCAATCGTATCAAAAACTTTCCGAAGCTCAGGAATACCAAGAACAGGTCAACCAAGATTGTGAGCGGCAGATGAACGAACTTAAAAAACAAAAAACAGAAAACACCATCATCCTGGAACGTACGAGAGCCGAACGCATAATCATCGACGAAAGAATCAGAGAACTCGAGAAATTGCGTGAGGAGGTAAATATAAAATTAGCACGAACGAACTATGTCAAAAATTGATGATAACAGAACGTACGTCATGCTTGCCGAAGACCCAAACGGCCTGGCTGCTATTGTTAAAGCGTCTGCAACGGGGGAACTGTTGATTGAGTTTGTTATGGATGGCTCGTTCTCTGGTTCGACTGTACCGAAGATTGATGACAACCGAACGTATGTTTCTCTTGCCGAAAACCCAAGTAACGCCATCCTGCCATTAAACACCGATAGTAACGGTTGGCTGATTATTGATACGACTAATTTAATCGTTTCTTAAGACATAAACTTGGCCCTAATTTAAGATAAGTTTATGGCTGTCCAAAACGCAAAAATTGATAATAATTTTCACAAAACATTGCTGGGTGTTGATGAAACGACCGGCGAACCTCGCCGTTTGCAAACCAATTCTTCCGGCGCGCTCAAGGTAACTGGTACCGCGACGATAACGAATAATAGTTCAACGCAAAAGATTAAGGTTGATAAAAACGGAACGCTTGTCGGAACTCGACAAGAACTGAATCTCATTGAGGGGTCAAATGTCACGTTGACCGTATCTGATAACTCCGGGAGTGACCGGGTCGATGTAACTATTGCTGCAAGCGGTGGCTCTTCTGCTGGTGGTTCTGATACTCAGGTTCAATACAATAATGCGGGTGCTTTAGGTGGGATTTCTGGTGCCACATCTAACGGTACTAATCTAACTGTGAAGGATGCAAATTTTGAGATTGTCGATGATGGTGATGCGACCAAAAAGACAAAGTTTCAAGCATCGGGGATTACGTCCGGACAAACCAGAACAATTACCGTTCCTGACTCCAACACGACACTTCCGATCGCTTCTCAAGTAGTTACGATCTCTGGTCCTACAGCTGCTCGTACCTATACCTTCCCTGACGCCAATACTACGGTAGTTGGCTTGGATACTTCGCAGACTCTCACCAATAAAACTCTTACGTCTCCGGTTATTAGCACGATCTCGAATACAGGAACGCTTACCCTACCAACTTCTACAGACACTTTAGTTGGTCGCGCAACTACTGACACTCTTACGAATAAAACTCTAACTACCCCGACTATCGGTAGTTTTGCCAATGCTAATCACAATCATCAAGACAGCGCTGGTGGTGGAACCTTAGCTGAAGCAGCATTAGCCCTTACTGACATTACCACGAACAATTCTTCAACTTCTAAACATGGCTTCTTGCCTAAATTAGACAATAACTCAGCCCATTTCCTCGATGGTACTGGTGCTTGGAGCACTCCTTCAAGCAGTGGCGCTTTTTGGACGGCTGTGCCTGGATCACCAACTCGTTCATCGAATACTGTGTTTACGATTACAGACACGAGCAATGCTAACAAGTACGACTTGCTTCTCTCTCGCGGCACGGTGATTAAATGGACCGAAACCAGTACGGTGCGTCAAGCAATGATCGTATCTGCTTCGTATGCTGCTAATACCGTTACCGTTACTATCATCGGCGACACCCTCGCATCTATTGATTCTTCTTCGATGAAGTACGCAGCGACGAAAGCTCGAATCGTTACATCACTTATCGCCGGAACTATCGGATCAACTGCCAACGATACGACCGCCCGTTTTTTTGCTCCGATGGTTTTGCACTATTTCGGTGCTACAGCTTTCCATGGCACTGCTGGTACGACGAACGCAACGACCTACCAAGTTTCCAAAAATGCTACTGATGGGAGTGGTACGATCTTGGCTTCCGCGCTTTCGATTGCCTCGGCAGGAACCGCAAGCTCCGATCAGACCGCCACTTCTGGCACAACTTTAGCAGTAGGTGATTATATCACCATTAACATCACAGCTGTTTCTACGACTGGTGCTATTGATGCTTACATCAACCACTATGTATTCCCGGATAACAATCAATATTTAACCTAGTATGAGTCTCGGAGCAACCACATTTGTCCCAACTGCCAACACTAAGGCCTATTACAAGCTTGAGAACGTTAATGATAGTTCTGGAAACTCAAAGACACTGACGAATAATAATTCGGTTAGCTTTGTCTCGGGTAAGTTTGCGAATGCCGCTGATTTTGGGAGTGCTAACTCGACCAAGTATCTTGATATTGCCGACAATCTTGGTTTGGGAACGTATAACGCTGATACGTGGACGGTATCACAATGGATTAATCTAACTACTGCCCCAAGTAGTACCGAACAACAGTGCTTATTTGGTGTCAACAATAATTCAAAAGCTCAGCTGAACATTACTTACGATGCTAATAGTGGTACACCACGTTTTTCGATGACCATATATAACGGTTCGACTGCTGCGTCAGCCACCGTTACTAAAACAATATCGACTGGTTCTTGGCATCACATCGTTCTAATCAAGAATGGAACAACATTTGCTGTTTATTATGATGGAGCATTAGCCGGTTCAAATACTTACTCTATTTCTGACGGTTCACCAGCTCGCCCTAATCAAGTATCCGTCGGGCGTAATGTTTTCGATAGTGCTAATTTTTACAAAGGTCTAATTGATGAAATAGTTATAGAAAGTTCGGTTTGGACCGCTACTCAAATACGTAAATATTATAGTCAATCTCTTGGCAGGTTTGCTCCGAGAATGATTTAAAAACGATCTCACAATTAAACTTGGCACCTTACTCACCTCTAATTGGTGTCAAGTTATGCGATCATATACCTCACTGAGAAACACGTTCACCACAATGACCAGTAATACCAATACCGAAAACTACACCTTCGGTGATCTGATGATTAACGACGCGATCAAAAAGATCATCGGCATGTCCATGGATTGGTATTTTCTCGAAGCAACATCGACGGCTACGACGGTAGCTAACCAACAAAATTACACCTTGCCGTACAATTACGAAAAGATGAATTCCGTCACGGTTACCATCGGGAGCTACAAATATCCGATCCGTGAAGTTCCAAACCGTGATTTTTGGGATAAGCTGCAGCTGACGACGAATTTCACCTCGAATTATCAGCAGTGGTATTTCATCGATGCCGGACAGATTTATTTCTTCCCTAAACCGTCGAGTAACGGCAACACGTTCACGTTCAACTACAAAATGGGTTTTAAAGATCTCGCTAATGCTGACTATACGACCGGGACGATTTCGCTTACGAACGGCAGTGCGACAGTTACCGGGTCAGGTACGACATTTACCGCAGCGATGGTCGGACGGTATTTACAGCCGACAGTCGATGGTTATTGGTACAAAATTTCCGCTTATACGAGCGCGACGAGCATTACGCTTGAAAAGACCTTCCAGGGGACTACGGGAAGTAGTTTAGCGTATACGATCGGTGAGATATCGCCGTTACCTGAACCGTACCAGGATTTACCGCTCTACTACGCGCTGATGATGTATTACACGTATAAAAACACTGATCGATCTGATAACAGGATCGTGCAGTTCCGTAACCTCTGGGATGATGGTCTGAAAGCTCTGCGTAGTTATGCCAACAAGACAACCAGCAATGTTCTAGCGGATGAACGTGACGCGGAATCGATCGACAATCCTAACCTGTATATCACCGCCTAGTATGCCTAAAGAACTTGTAATTAATGATTGGCAAAAGGGGATTGCGGAGAGTCCGTTAGTCGGGTTCGGTGATATGCGTAATGTTGACTTGTATTCGCAGGTGGGGGCGTTGAAAGGCAACGCCAAGTTACAATCATGCAACAGTGTATCTCCTATATCGAACCTCACGCTTACCGTCGATACATCAACTGATATCTGGACGTCCTCCGTAGCTCATAACATGCGTACGGGCACTACTATAGTTATTTCAAGTACCGGATCTCTCCCTTCACCACTAAGTACTAATGATCGTAGTTACGTTATTAATCTGACGGCGACGACATTTAAGATTGCTAACTCGCTCGCAAATGCGCTTTCGAATACTCCGTTAGATATTACCACTGCTGGTAGTGGAACTATAACGGCAGCTGTTACCACTATCGGTCGTATTTTACATTTTGCCAGCGATCCGGCCGATTCTTCGAAGGTCTACGCACAGGATAATAACAATAGAATTTGGTACACAACGATCACCCCAGCTGACGTTAATAACGCTAACTGGTATTGGTTAGCCGGAAATACTGCTTCGGGAACGGGAAACGGACTAGTGATCTGGAAAGATTATATATTCGCTTTTGGTTCAACCGTTGTAGATGTCACGGCAACTTCTTACGCAGTAACTAAGACCAGTACTTGGTCAAATAATACATGGTTTTCGGGCTTGCTATCGACCAATTCACATCATGCTATTTGGGGACAAGACGACATATTATACTTCGCTAATAAAAGATTCGTCGGCAGCATTCAAGAAACTACAGGGTCCGATTTTGCTCCTGGGACTGGTGGTACGTATTCGCAGAATGCGACCGCGCTTACTTTGCCGGAAAATATCATTAGTTCACGTCTTGAAGAACTTGGGGTGAACTTAATGGTGCTCGGAGCAGATCAAGTTAATTCGTATGTGTTTCCTTGGGATCGCAGTTCACCAACCTTCAGCCTTCCACTGAGAGTTCCTAATGCAGTAAGTGCTTTCGTCACTTACAACAATACCTTGTATTTATTCGCGACTGATGTCTTAAAAATCTATAAGACTAATGGAAGTTACATGGTTGAAGAAGAAGTATTTCCGCAATCATGGCTTGGTACGAGTTTATCAAATGTATCTATCGGTGCTGCGGTGGCCTATAAAGGTAGGCTATTGTTCGCCGTTTCTCAGGCGGGGGCGGCGCTTACCGGCCCAAATGGGGTATATAGCTACGATTTAAAAACCGGCGCATTAGTCATGGAAAACGGCATATCGACAGGTAACTACTATGCCAGCGTAACCATTAACGCTCTCTTCGTTCCTAAACAAAGCGGAATGTATTACGTTGGTTGGCAGGATGCCAGTACGTTTGGAGTAGATAATAACCGTCTTAGTGGTCCTGGTCAGGCCTATAGTTACTACTCGAATTACGAACCATACGTAGAAACTCAGCTCTACGAAATCGGTACCCCTCAAGACGTCAGGCAGCTTCAAGAATTATCACTAACCTTCTCAAACAAACTTGCTTCTACGCAAGGCGTACGACTGTCATATCGAACGAACCTGACCGATTCGTACACACTCATCGGAACATATGATTTCTCTACGCTCGGAGCAGTTCAAACGTATGCCGGTAACTTCTCATCTGTCGGTAGCACTCACATTCAATTCAAGATAGAACTTTCTGATGCTGCTGGTACGATGGGGTTGCTTGCCTTAAAACTTAGATAATTTATTAAAACAAAATACCCCGTCATAGGAGCGCCAACTCCTCAGGGGTATTTAAACTCTATCTTTATGAAGAAGACAACTAAAAATAATATAGATTATTTTATGGAAACTGTCAACGAAACACACGAACAAACACAAGATATGACATGGGGTCATATCGCCCGTTTTGCTGTCTATGGAGCATTAAAATTGGCCGGATTCGGGCTTTTTCTTTGGATCTTACGCCACATATAAAAATATGGAAGACCAAAACATGTCAGGGCAGACCATTCCTGGTTCCCTCCAACAACCCCCTTATGTAGTAGCTGACCATCGCCATAACGGTGTAGATGCGCCGCAAATCAGCTTTCAAGACATAAAACAGAAGAAAATATACGTCCATCACACGATTCAGGGTACGGCAGCGGCTACGGCAGGTAACTATGGAACGTTCTACATCGTCCCAATGCCGTGCTATGTATCAGGGTTCAAAGAAGTTCACCAGACTGCCGGGTCTGATGGTAGCGCGGTTACCGTAACGCTTGAGAAACTAACCGGAACGACTGCACCTGATTCGGGTAAGGAGCTACTAACTACTGCGTTATCGCTCAAAGCAACCGCAAACACTGTCCAGACCGGAACAATTGTAAGCACCTTAACGAATGGAATTCCGGACAAACGTTTAGCAGCGGGGGATAGACTGTGCATGAAGGATTCTGGTACATTAACTGCAGTAAATAACGTCACCGTCGTCGTCGAACTCACCATTATATAAGCTTAAAAAAACTTGGCACATAATTTTTAAGCCAGGTTTTTTTATGGCAATAAATTCTGCGCTCGCCGGTGCTTTGGCGGGACAAACAAGCGCTTCTCTTGGGAAGCCAGCTCAAAATACAGGGAGTATTCTCAAACAATCGTTGGCGAACACAAATAGTAGCATGGGATTTTTAAATCCTGTTAAAACAGTCGCCGGTGCGATAAGTCCAATGCTCCCATTTATCGGTAATACAATATCCTCATTTGGAAGTTCAGTGTCCGCAAATCCAAACAATCTAATTAAAAATGCTGATAAAGCAAACTCAGCTTTTGAGAGCTTTCTTCCAAAGCAACAAAATAAACCGGGTCAGATTCTTCCAAAACCACTCCAAAATAATCAGAACCAGTCTAAACCAATATATCCGGTTCAGAATAACTTAGGATCGGAAAATGGTAATTTCGGTAATCAGAATTTTAATACGAATACTTCCGGGTATACTACTTACAATAATCCAACAAATTTTAGTTCTAATTTACCTAACAATTCGTATTCACAAGATAATAATGGATTGCCAAGAGATAACAAGCCTCAATCCCCAAGTGACATTTATTCTTCACAATTAGCAGCATTAAAAAAGAAAATTGAAGAACTTTCGACCAGCGTGGCACAATCCGGAGCGCCGACTGAGCAGGAAACACAGGCCATGAACGATCTCGATGCTGCTCAATCTCGGTTGCGCAATATCAACGCTTCCGAACAGCTGGGGCTTTCTGGGATCGAACAAAAACCGATCGCTTTAGAATTCCAAACCGGACAAAAAGCCGCCCTCCAGAAACAAGCGGCTGCTTTGGCGCAGGCAGCTGGCGCTGAAGGCGAAACGCTCGCGCAGAAACTTGCTCGTCTCCAGGCACAAAGAACTTCTAACCTTGATGTTAATAAGACACTTCTCTCGAACGCGCAAAACGAATTCACAAATCTACAGACTCAGGCTAAACCGGTCGAGGTTAACCAAGGAAATTCATTGGTCAGGCTTAATCCGTCTACCGGACAATACGAGACAGTTGTTGAGGGAGGTAACAAACAAACCGATGATATCAGAAACTACGAGTACGCTAAACAAAATGGTTACCAAGGTAGTTTACTTGATTTTCAACGCGAGAAAATCGGTATGTCATCTGGCGCATATGATATCCAGTCTGATCCTACTACCGGGCAATTTTATCGTATCAACAAGTTAACCGGTAACGTCGAGCCGATTGCGGGTGTCGGAGGGGTCGGACAATTCCAGGTCGGTGTTAAACCGAGCGACGCCCAAAATGCCGCGTTTGGTTTCGCCAATCGTGCTAATGCTTCGAATAGCATAATTGATAAGTTGGGATCAGTTGGTTCGGAATACAAAGGGATTATTAGTGGTTCGGGCGCTTTCCCGAACATACTTAAGAGTTCTGATCGTCAACAGCTTGAACAGGCTCAACGAGACTTTGTTAATGCAATTTTGCGCCGTGAGTCAGGTGCTAATATTACTGACCAGGAATTCAATAATGCGGCTCAACAATATTTTCCGCAGCCAGGTGACAGTGCCGAAGTAATACAACAAAAAGCTGCTAATCGCAAGCTAACGATCCAGAATCTTAATCGCGAAGCCGGGCCAGTAGCACGTCAAAATACTCAGGTTGCTATGAATAATCAACCGTCTAATAGCCAATTCGGCTGGTAAATATGATCCAACAACAACCTTTAATGACTCCGGTCGCTAGTGCCGCACCGCCTCGACCGGTCGCTGTTCCGCAGCCAGCTCAACAAGACAATCAACAGCTTGACCCTCAAGCCGTTGCTATGGCTAAAGCCATCCGTCAACATGAGTCAGGTAATCGTCCGGTCTCCGGTGCAAGTGGCGAAGGTGGGCGGTACCAATTCATGCCGGATACGTGGAAATCTGGAGCTCAAAAATATCTTGGTGATCCCAATTCGCCGATGACGTTAGAAAACGAAAATAAGGTGGCGTATTCTAAAATCAAAGAATGGAAGGATGCTGGCTATAACCCCGCACAGATCGCATCGATGTGGAACAGCGGAAGTCCGAACTGGGAAGGCAAGGTTGGTGTTAATAAATACGGCGTTAAATACGATACGCCAAGTTACGTCAGTAAAGTTTACGCTAATTACCAGAAGTTTAAACCACAAGAAGAAGTTAACCAGCAACAATTACCAGAACAAACTATAACACCTTCTCCTGTGCAAAGCGGAGGTCTATTGAGTAAAGTTGGTAATTTTGTAAAGGATGTCGCTCGTAGTGCCGTTGCCCCTATTGCCGAGGTGGCAACGACTGGTCTCAACCTTACAGACGCAGCGGGTAAACTCGTAAACGGTGACGTACAAGGTGCTAACGCCTCTCTCGATCAGACAAGATACTTTCCATTGTTGGGGGACATGAAGTCAGCATTTACTGGTAATGAATCTACGGGAGCGGCAGCTAAGAAAATTGCCGGGTATGGTCTCGAAATTGGTAGTAATTTTGTTCCTGTAGGTGGAGCAGCGCGTGGCGCTGAAGCGGTGGCTCAAGCAGTTGGTAAAGATGCAATAAAGAAAGGCGCCTGGCAGATCGCTAAACAAACCGCTAAAGATGTCGGACAGTTTGGTCTTTCTGGTGCTGCAAACGAACTCGGTTCGGAGCTTGAAAAAGGCCAGAAAATCAGTGGTGGTAAGATATTAGAAAATGCTGCGGCTACGGCTGCTATTCCAGGCGCTATTGGCTTAACCAGGCTTACGGGTAGGGCAGGAACGAATATAGCTAAAGGTATTAAGAATACTATATCGCCCGATGTGGAAGCAGCGCTTACCAAGGCCATTAAACCCCGTGCTAATGCGTTTGGCTTCAACCAATCGCTTAAAACCGCCTTGCCGGATCTACAAGAAGCCGCACAGCGTGCGGGTATAAAAGTCGAAAATATCGACCATCTTGATGATGTAGTAGCTCGCGCTAAAAAAGAAATCTGGGGACAATATGAGGGACTGCTTGGTCCGAATGCTAACGCGACAATCGATGGCAATAAGATTGCCGATGCAATGATCGGAACTCTCGACAAACGTTTTGTCACTCAGAACCCGCAACGCGCAGCCGCTATTGTAGAGAAGGCAAACGCCTATCGAAAACCGATGACGTTAAATGAAGCAGAAGAATACCTCCAATCAGCGAACAACGAGCTTCACAGCTACTACGCTAAAAACAAGGTTAACCAGTCCGTTGCACTTGGCGATCCGGATGTTGCTCATGTGGTCAAGGAAGGCGACGCGTTGCGCTCACTATTGAATAATAAGCTGGGCGAACTCACTGGGGCCGACGCCTCAGCACTTAAAAAACGCTACGGAGCTCTGTCTACATTGCAATCGGAGATCGCACCCCGTAAAAATGTTGTTGGGCGACAGAATCCGTTAAGCCTCGCGGAACAACTTAATTATGCTCAGGGTGTCGGTGATATAGCGCTTTCAGCAGTTCATTCTCCAATACGAGCGGTTGGAGCTGCAGCACAAATGACAGCCACAAAATTAATGAAAGACCGTAATACAACGGATAACCTGATTAAAATAGCTTTCCAGAAAATGGAGAAACAGGGGATTAAACCGTATGCTAAAGCAGTAGCTAAAAAACTTTCGGCGGCTGAGCAATATGCACGTAAACCTTTAGCTCTGCCCGCTCCATCTGGTGGAAGTGGCCCAACCATTCAAGTTCTTCCCTCAAACGTACGAGGGTTAGAGTATACAGGTTCTCGACCTACGATTGGTGAATATGTACGCCCACAACAATACCCAGTACCACCGCAAAATCCGCAGATACAGAAATTCTACGCTCGTCAGGCAGCCGCTAATACTCCGCTCCCTGAACGCAGATTACAGCCAATTCAGGGTAAGAATTTCCGTAAGATCTTAGAAGGTAAAATTGCTAAATAAAACAAAAAAACGGTGTAACAGCCGTTTTTTGACAGAAAAAAGATTTCTGATTATTATTAGGATGCTTCTTATCTGGAAGCCGCAATGCAAGCACTAGAACACTGTCTTAGTGCCGTCTCACCAGTAGAAATACTGGTTGAGGCTGCATTGCGACAGTGTTTTTTGACATTTTATACCGGGAGGCAGGTTAAGATTATGATTATGCAAATTGCTCTGCAATTACTCATTTTCTTGTTCATCGTCCGAGCTCTCTCGCGACGATAAAACGATGTTACTAGAAAAACGCTAAGAGTTGACCTATAGGATTTCCCAGTTTCTGAATAATTCACAAACTTGGCGGCCTGCTTCTCGATATAAGATGTCAAGCAATACTATATTAATGATTTTTAAGATGATAGACAAGAGTACCTAAAAATTGATCTTGAGGTTTTTCCTACTTCTTATTTCCCTGCAGACCAACACGCTCCTCGATATCATAAATCCTACCCTCTTGTCTATCGAAGTAATCTTCTATACGACGAATTATATAATAGGCACTCCCAATTATCAGTGCGTAAGTAATGTATTTCATAATCTAGAAACAATCATCATAGGAGTTTTTCATCTCGACATACCGGTTCGTCAAAACATGTTCTTCGACACAAGATTTGGCTTTATTGTATTTGGTTTGTTCTGCATAGTACCTATCTAAATAGATATCACGGTCCTTAGTTACCTCACTTTTACCGTACCAAAGCCACAATGAAAGCAATATAAGGACTACCGCTGCACCACAACTATACTTAGTTTCTTCCTCCATATATTTACTATAAAACCCTCGCAAGAGGGTTTTAGTCAATTAGTAAGTAGTCAGTACATTGCTTAATACTGTGAAATATTCTGGTCGGTTAGGATCATCTTGAGTTGAATAAGTTATAGTCTGGTCATTTGACCATTCCTTCTCATTGAAAACATTGCCAAATCTCTGTCGATTAATATTTCCTGCCTGATCTGTAATAGTTATCCTAAAAGTATATTCACTGGAAGTGTTGGATTGAAACAGAGGTTTAAGGATGAAGATATGATCGTAGCTCAATTTTCCTCCATCGTCCCATACCGAAACCGAACCGTCAGTCATCTTATTTCCAGCAGCGTCGAGATAGTAATTTCCGCCACCATCCTTTAAGAATTGTGTGTATTCCACCTTAATTTTAGAAGGTTCGTCTGTGATTACTGCTAAACAATTTTTACATGAGTTTGAACGGTTGCCCCATGTATTTGGTGATACACCAGGTACTAATTCTGGGTACCAACTGATAGTATCAACCTTATTTCTCGTCCACTGGAAGAGGGTCATCTTAGGTGCTGTTATATCCTTCGGCGTCTCAACAACCGGCGTAGAACTCACCTCAATAGCCGATGTAGTCACTGTAGTTTCTTGCGGAACAAATACTGGGTAGTAGATAACCGTCGGAGTTACCGTCTGTGGAAATGGGGTAGGGGATAATTCAGGTGAGAATCCCACTACCGGAATAGATGTTTGCAACGTGGTCCCGATGGGATAATCAAGATAAGCAGACGGTTCGTCCATCGGTTCGGTGACGTTCTGCTCTGGATCAAGCAACTTCTGCGCGATCTCACGCGATGATGTGCTAAACTGTCCATTAGCAGGCTTCACACCGTTTTTTTGCTGGAATCGGATAACGGCCGAACGGGTGAGAGAAAAATAATTACCAGTAATCGGGCCGGTGAAAAATTTTTGATCTTTTAGGAATTCCTGAAGTTCGCGGACATCATCGTTGTTTTTTATTCCATAGGTCAGATTTTTTTCAAAACTCGCTGCCTGTGATATTCCAGGTAGTACTAAACCTATAATGGCAATAGCAAGTATCTTTTTCAACATATGAATTTTTAGAAGATTAAAGATATCTCTTGATTTTAGATTGATTTTGTTAAAAAAGTCAATTTTTTGTGCATAACTCTTATCTTATTTTTTGGGACTTATATACATTGTTACCCACGAAGACGGCCTGAATTACACAAAAAAGAGCGTCAGCTTTGATAGCTAGCCACCACCATCCGATGACCAGCAAGGAGGTGCTTGACACGTATCATAATCATATAGTACTCTAGTACTATTACTCACCTAATCTCAATGCCTATGCCAAAAATTGGCCAAAAGCTTAAAGAGCTCCGTCAGCAGTCCGGGCTCTCCCAGAATGCATTAGCTGAGAGAGCAGGACTTTCTCCGGCCTTCATCTATAAGTTGGAAGCTGGAGAATACAATACGTTGTCCATCGACAAGAGCCGCGACTTAGCTCAAGGGCTCGGAATGACCTTTCGTGATTTTCTTGAGTTCGTAGGATTTCTTGAAGATACCTCTACGCCAAAGACCGATTTAGCGCTTGCAAGCGCTCTGCGTAAGCGCAAGCTTTCCGAGGCCCAAGTACAAAAAGTCGTCTCTTTTATCGAATTTATCGAGGAACATCCTTAAACCTTAATCTAACTCTTAACGTATGAATCAAGACCAACCACCGGAAAAAGCACCGACAGACCGTACGATTGTATATTTTGAAGACCAAGAAGTACGCCGTCTTTGGGACGAAGAGCAGGAAAAATGGTATTTCAGCATCGTTGATATTATTGGGGTTATTACTGGGGCATCTATTCCTAAACGTTACTGGGCAGATCTTAAGAAAAAGCTTAACCAAGAGGGTTTTCAACCGTACGAAAAAATCGTACGGTTGAAAATGACTGCTCCAGACGGCAAAAAGCGTGATACTGACTGTACTGATGTGGAGTCAGTTTTACGTATCGTCCAGACCATTCCTTCGCCTAAGGCCGAACCGATCAAGCAATGGCTTGCTCGGGTGGGGTATGAACGCATGGAAGAAACACGGGATCCAGAAAAAGCGATAGACCGTGCTTTGGCTACGTATCTTAGAAAAGGCTATTCGCCTGATTGGGTAAACCAGCGCATTCAGTCTATCCGTGTCCGCAAAGAATTAACTCAGGAATGGCAGACGCGTGGAGTTAAAGAGGGAAAAGAATTCGCCGAGCTCACAGACATTCTAACTATGGGCTGGGCTGGAATGCGAACCAAAGAGTACAAAAAGCATAAAGGTCTTAAAGGTCATAATTTACGTGATCACATGACAACGATGGAGCTGGTGCTCAATATGTTGGCCGAGGCTAGTACCACTGAAATCGCTCGCACTATTGACGCACAAGGTCTGGATGGTAATCGTACAGCGGCGCACCGGGGCGGGAGCGTGGCAGGTAAGGCTCGTAAGAATATCGAGCAGGAGACAGGGAAGACGGTTATTTCGTCCGAAAATCACTTGCTCAAACCAGCCGATAAAAAGAAGCTGAATTACTTTTAACAACATATTATCGTTTGAATCGTAGACAATATGCTCAAATTGTTGTTTGTGTTTTTTGGGCTTTAGAGTCATCATAATCACTTCATTATTCCCCACTCTGCGAAGATGCAGGGGTGGGGGAGTTAATCTCTAAAGAATTTATAATTTCTTGATGGGGAACAAGTACGTTCATTGGGAGGCACAATGCCTCGGCATATGTGCCACATTTTTGAAAGCTTCACTGACCCTGGGATGTCCAACACCTCATTCATTAAACGCTCAATACAGATTCTTACTGTGGCGTCTGCTTTGTGAGCTGGCACCTCTCCGAGGGTCTCTAAAAGTTCGTTTACGACTTCCAATACTATTTGTTTTTCTCTACCTTCAGAGATCATATAGTATCTAGGTTATTTAAAAACTCTTTACGATACGTATTCCAACCTTCTAAAAAATGGATATCCTGATCTTTTTCATGATCAAATAATTCTTCTGATGGCATTTTTTCCCTCACCATCTTCAAAATCAAAGCTTTGTGTTCGGTGAGTTTTTGGGTGATGAATTCCTTAACAGAATCGCCGTATATTTCGTATGGTGATTCTGGATAATTTTGTGAATCCAATAATGAATCATTTGGTTGCTTTAGATTGTAAGAGTAGTGATCTTTTTTTTCATAGTTATTCGGATTAGTCCGTCGATCAAACTCCTTCATCACTTCCTCATTAAATTGTTCAAGAATAATCATAGTTTTGTATAAATTATTATTATTATATAAGATAATGAAAGGAAGATGCAGCTTAAAATCCATGCTAACCATTGCCATTCCTGTGGTGCTTTATTGGATTGATACCCAACTATCGCAGATAGAATTATAATGATAAATACGTTTGACATATCACTCTAAAGCTTTAAGAATTTCTTTGGCTTTTTGTTTTTCTTCAAACACCCGATCATCATAGGTATCTTGTTCGCCATGACCTTCAATTCCTGTCATCTCCTCGCAGATGAGACGGGCGAAATCACGAATGAATCCGTCTGGCGGGTAACATACTCTTCCTTTTTGATTGCCGATCTTTTGAACCAGTGGCCACGGATAACTACCTATTAAATCATTTATTTTTTCTTTAATAGTTGGTTGGGTCATAAAATTAAATAGTTATTCTTCCACAAATTTATAATTATATTCGCCTGAACCTCCAAATTCATTTCCAGGTGTTTTACGGAGTACACAATTATAGCCAAGATTCCTTATAGAGCCTTTCAAGCCAACAACTTCTCGTAATAATCTCTCAGCACAGGAGCGCACTATTTCGTCTGCTTTCCCTGATGGCATATTGCCAAGTGTTTTAATCAACTCATTTGCTATTTCCATCACTATGAGTTTATCGTTAGATAAATCTTGTTTTACGATATTTTCCATACATTATCTTAACTTTACTATAACTTAACTAAATTCTGTGTTAATGAAAGAATAACCATCTATCAATAATTCATGTTCACTGAAGAATTCAGAATGTTTGTTTTTTACATAATCATAATGCGATAGTCCGTTTTTCTTTGTTTTGATCATTGCCCAGAATTCCTTATTCGAAACATCTTCCTTGTACTCGTTTACGATTCGTTTATCTTTAAGCCATTTTTTCATTTCTTT